ACCGGCCACTTGACCGGTGTTTTAGGATTTGCAAGGACAAACATTGAAGCTCCTATTTAAAAGTAAAGTTAAATTCGCTGACTTGATTGGTACGGTCTGGGATAACGTTCAAGTTAGCAGTTAATGTGGCGCGGTTTTTCTCCTGATCGTAACTTGGCTCCAGGAGTTGCACTTGAGGGTGTCTGACTTCAACAATTCGGCCAGCGCCCTCGTTAACGTCAAAATTCATTTCGCCAATATCGTCAGCGGCAATCGCAGCAAACCAGTCTTTGTCTCCAAAGTCTGGATTTTCCAGCACAATGGATCCGCTGGCCGCGCGCGACGCCAACACTGACTCTCGTTTAGTTAGCAAAATATCCTGCTGGATATCACTGCCACTATTCACTTCAATACTGCGAATGTGGCCGGTCGTCCAGCTATGCAGGCTAAAGTTCTGAATAGTGTTGAGATTAGTTTTAAGCGCTTTTTGATACCCGGTAAAAGTAACCGTAGGAAATACAGCAACCTGAGGCGCGTTATAGTCGCCCACTCCGGAGACTTTAAGGCGAAGCTTTCCTTCGGGTGAAACCGCATAACCGGCGCTCCCTTTAAAGCCGGTAACGCGGTGTAAATGACCGTCCAGGTACCAGTAAATTGAGGCGCTTTCTTCGCTTTCACTGACCAATGAATAGGCTACATCAACACCCGCCGAAATAACCTCAGCAAACCCACAGGCGCGATAGATAGCACTCGCACCCGGTGCATCGCCTGGCGTAGAATTTCCAACCCAGTCGATCTCAAACTCCAAGCCAACGGTTTTATTGATCATATATTTGGGAACGCCACCTAACATGCCATTAGGCAGCAAGTCATCTTCCTGCACATCACCTTGTAAAGGCGTGATTTGCACGTTGTAGGCAATAACACCATCGGCCGCCAATGGCACGGCATCCTGGCCAACAACACTTTCAATTTTTGCCGTAATGGCACGGCGAGACCAATTTAATCCACTCATGAAGATTCTCCTGATTTATCAGTGGGTTTATCTGGCGCCGCCTTTTTGGCTTTTTTAGCCAGCTGTTCTTTCTGCTCTTCGCTCACGGTTTTAGTGCGAGACTGTAATTTAACTTTGCCGTTTTTCTCTTTGGTATAGCTGCCACCTTTCAACATGATCTTTCTCCTAATCGGTAATTTCTAATTCAGTAATTACCCAAGCTAATGGGTTTTCTTGCTGCCCCGACAACCGGGCACTGAGCAAATTAATGTTTTGCAAATCAGCGGGTAGCGATGGCGAATTAATAAATGTTTTAATCGTTTCGAGCATGTCAATTTCGGTATTTTCGATATCGACACCGCTGACAAAATCATCAAACTGCGCCCGGGCAATACAAATAATTCGCTGACTCGAGTTAGCAGCACGCTCATAAAGCGTATTGTCATAATCTCCCTCACTGTCCAGCAAAAAGGTAAAAATGCCCGCGGCCAGGAAATCATCCTCAACTGAAGAGAGATCTTCATAACTTCGTGAGACGGCGTAGTTTGGAAACATGGTTTCAAAAGAACTGACCAACAAATCCATTCGGCTTTTCAAATCGCTCATGCCTTACGCCCCGCTCAACGTTTGCTTAAGGATTAAGCCGAGTAACGGAAAGTTTTTGTCCGCTGCCGGTTTCATATAAGGCTGCGCTTCGACACCCTGCTTTTTGATTTTTTGTTGAATGGCATAAGCCAAATCGGACAAAGTCCACTTATCATTACGCGGAATAATGCGGCGTACTTTCAACCAGTCCACCAAGCTCTGATGCGGTGGAACGCCACCAGGCCCGCTTCCCGCTTCAACATGCCCGCCGTATCCGACACCCGGACCAGATTCATAATCCATTTCGCCACGCCGTTTTACGTTGATACTGTTTTTCAGCGTGCCAGTAGCATCGGCCGCATTAATTTTGGCGTCACGCGTCACACGATGGATCCAGCTCTGCGCCCCTTTGTCGACTTGCTTAACCACTTTATTTGGGTAACCTTTCAGGTTAACCACAATGCGGTCAGCGTTATGTTCAACGGTATAACTCATGCCATTAACCGCCGATTAAATTCATCCATTAGATACTGGTGTAAGTCTTTCGGTGCGCCGGCGCGGTTTTGCCCCTTGGTTTTAGGATCAGCAATCGCCACCTTACCCGTTCGGTTCAGGCTTAACTGCAGCATGGCTTCGGCCTGCATTCTCACAATCAAAATATCTCTGTCTGCCGCTGGTACCGTCGTTGCACCAACGGTTCCAGGGTCAAGGTCAGTGACAAGGTGAACCGCCGTATAAAAATATTGAAAGCTTGAACCACAAATACCAATTTCTTCTGCAGTTGGCGCGTAACTGAGCGCTATCCGATATGGACGCTGGCCATTTTCACCGGGAATAATTTTGACATCCGGAATTTTCACCACGCGCGAATTCCAGGGATCTCTACGGCGACGATTAGCGCGGCCCCAATCGTGATGTTTAATCCCATCTAAATTGGCAGGTGCATCATAAACAGACTTTCCAGCCTCCAGGGTCAGCAAACCAATTTCCTGCAGCGGCTTATTGCGCGAGTAATCCAGCACGGCAGCGTTCAGGATCCCGTCATACTGGCCATCTAAAAAATTACCGGCACTCCCGAGGGACTGAACAAAGGTGGCAACAATGTCGGCTAGCTTCATTGACATAAATTATTTACCGATAAACAGACTGGCTACATAACCCAGCGTTGCCGCGGAACCACCATATAAACCGCGGATAATCCAGGATTGCCATTTATTTTCGTTTTTGTTTATGCCGGTCACTTTTTCAACCTGGTTTAATCGCTCATTGTGCGATTCGATATGATTTTCCTGGGTGTTCAACTTAAGAATGACCCAGCTATAATTGGCATTAGTTTCGGTCGTTTGCTTATCGATGCTGTGAACCGTTTTTAACAGTTCAAGATTATCAGACCGAATTTGTCTGAGTTCCTCTAAAACTTGATCACTCATAACTATCCTTAATAGTTAGGTCGAATGGCTCACCGGCCATTTCTTCCATAAAGCTCTGTAAAGTAAATCGACTATTCCAGACCGCCTGTTGACTGCCCATTTCGCCCTGGGCACTACCTGGTAAAAGACAGCCATCCGATTCGGCCAAAAAGCCAGCAGCTTTATCGCCGACAAAATTGCCCGCATGAAATAATATATGGCTTCGACCAGGTACGTTTTTGACTTCGTAAACCGTGCCAAATTTGGGCGATTCGGTGAGCTCGCAGCGGTAAGTATCTGCAGGAATGCAGCTGACATTACGTTGGTTATCACGCCAGGGTAGTTCCCCGACGTAACAGAAAAATTTGCCGTCAACCAACAGGGCACCAAAGGTACCCTGTTGGGTTGACTCGTAGCGCAACAACTGCGCTTTTCTTACGGTGGAGTTATCCATGCTAGTCGTTAGAATCACCGCTTTGAGCAATGCGAGCATCCAAAACAGATTGAATTAATGCATTGTCTTCTTCGGTGTTGTTGTCATCTAACAACATTTGCTGCAAGTCTTCAGTTGATTCCAACTCAAGCTGCGCAGTCATGACTTTGGTGGCAATGTCCAACTGACGTTGCTCAACTTCCTGATCTAATCGTTCAAGCAGAGACTTTCGGTTTTCACCTTTAATTTCTGCAATAATTGCGTCAGACAATTGCGCATCAGTTAAATCGTTAACGCGCTTTTTGATGTCGTTTACGTTGTCTTCAAGAAAAGCAACAACATCAAACGATGAAGTTTGAATGCCTTCAAGGTAGTGGGCATCAACTGGTCGCGCATCGCCGGGCCGAACCGCAACACTACCAAAATATTGAATCTTGCTAGTGTTGTTTTGGTACATAACTTTTTTACTCATCGGTACTCTCCAGAAAATTTAAAAAAGGCCCCATCAGATAAACAGCACTAATGGGGTATCGCTAACAACCAGGGACTAACGATTAGTGAAGGAGTAATACAGCACCGAAGTGAAACGGTTGTGCAAAGGCTTTGGCGCTTTAATACAGTTGTACTCTTCGCCGTAAGCTTCCTTGGTACCGTTAAGCTGACCATTGGCGTCTCTCCCTTCGACCATTTCACTCATGGTCCAGGGTTTGGCAATCACATAACTCATTGCGTTGCGCACGCCCATCAGGATCCGCTCGTCGCCCAAATCGATTCCTGGTGCATTGGTACCGAACGACGGTAAACCTTTAACCGTCGCCAGATCGCCCTGCATGTTGGTATTGGTACCATCACGCTTGCGCTCAGCGGCAAACTGTTCGGCATTGGTGCACTCATCGTTGAGAGTCGGCGACATTAACAGAAACTCAGGTTTCACAAAGTGAGTTGAATCCAGATAAGCCTTACGTTTACCCACAGCGCGTAACAGGCTGTTCAGGTGAACTTCTGGCGTTGTGCCACCAGGTACATCCGCATCAACTTTAACCACGTTAGTTGCGTAGCTATAGCCAATGGTTGCCGTAGCTTGGGTAGGTGTTACGGCAGCACCGGCCTCATCAACAAATGAGACGTACCCTAGGTTATAGTTTGAAATGACATAGTAGGTACCCGCCGCCTGTTCGCCACTTCCGTCCCAGGGCAGAATTGCAGTACCGTTAAAATCAACGGTAATCAAATTTTCACCAACACCGATTGTGTTACCGGCCATATCATATTGTTGATGTGGCCGAACGATGGGGAACTGAGCTGTTTTAATAGTCGACGTAGCACCATCCAGCTGAGGCGCGATATTTTCTGCAGCGACCACTTGGGCTCCGTAAGCATCAGAAACACGTTGCATTTCGTTGGCAATTCGTCGAGCGACTAATTCACGCATCAGACGCGCAGCGCTTGCAACATTGCGGCCCCAGGCATCCCAGTTAACACCACTGGCACGAGTCAGGTGCATCACTTCATTGGATACATCGATCGCAACTTTCATTGCGTTCATGTAACCCAAATCCATTTTTTGTTTAACTTTGGCTTTTGGAATGCCCTGACGTTCAAACACAATACCGTCATTAACAACGCCAGATACGTCGCGTTCCTCGTAAGGAATTTGAGTTGTCGCTTGGGCGCCAGCGTCGGTGTAGCTTTGAACCAGGTTTAAAATATTAAGGTCGGACAGCGCTTCACGGATAACTTCACGCTGGAATGCAACCGGTAAATCGGTATCGACAATACTGGTTTCACCTGCCAGGGCTAACACGTTCGATTTGATCGC